GATGTTAATAGCTGCTAACTTAGTAAGCTTTGCCATTTATTTCTAGGGAATGGTATGCCCCGAGGGACCCGAAGGTCCCAGGGGCCGTTATCAGGCCTTGGCTTGGATCGAGCCAGCCACGGAGGTACGCAGGGAAGCACAACCCATGGCGAGCTTGCCGACGATCAGGTCGCCCTGATACATCACGCCGAAGTCACCAGAGGTGGTTTCCACGCTAGGAGCCACAGCTTCCACGGTACCGGCAGCTTCACGATGGAAGACCAGGCCAGCACAGGTGGTGTTGGTGTGGGCATAGGTGTTGTTTTCGCCGGTCACGGCGGCGCCACCAGCCGCCATGAAAGGCAGGTTGTTGGACTTGTACAGGCGGATGCCGGCAATGCTGTAGAGGCCTTTGCCGCTGTTCATGTCGCCTTGGGTGTTCCCGATCTCACGGTTGAGGATGTTGGTATCCACCGAGGAGATCAGGCTGTAGTACTGACGGGGGCTCAGCACGGCCACACGGCCTTCCTGAGGAGCGTTGCGCTCATCCAGGACGGCAGCAGCCTCGAAGAAGCCATCAACCAGGGCTTGGGCGTTGAACTGGTTACCAGCACCAATCTTCACCTCAAAGCCACCAGACTCACCGGTCACGACGGCAGCTTCACGAGAAGCATTGTCGAGCACACGAGCGATGCGCTGGTCATAGAATTTGGCCATGGCCTCACCGATCTGCTTCGAGATCTCGGCACGCTGGCTGTACTGAGACAGAACCTCATCGAGCGAGTAGACGAACTGGCTGGACACCAGCAGGTCGTCCATCACGATGGTCTTCTCGTTCGCCTTCAGAGCGGTATCCCCGAGGATAGGGGTACCAGGAGTATGATCAAAAATTCCCTACTTTCATAGGGCTCAGACTATATCATCATCCAATAAGGATGTCGGGCGCTAACCATGTATTACGAGACAAGATCGTGTCTCCCCATGTAGTCGTTGCACCTTCCCCACACGCTTGTGGGGCTTGGCTCAGGATTGCCATAGCTATTGCCTTAGGTTTCCCTGAGTTCACCCGATTTATCCTGGGCGTCAATCTCACCCAGCACCGAGAGTACCGGTCAGCAGGAACTGCTTGCTCTTACCACCACGCAGGGTGTAGCTGCGGATCAGACCTTTGAAGATGCTGGCAGCGTTGAAAGCAGTGAACACCTCGCCGCTGAACAGAGTCAGGGCGGTGGCGTACTTGTTTGCAAAAGTATTAGATTGGTTACCGTTTACGGCATTAGGCCGAGTCAGGTTAGAAATGTTAGCCATTTGAAAGAACTAGGAGAAAGTGTGTTTGTTCGGTCAGCCGATCAAATCCTTTTCAGATGAAAGTTGTCCTCCGCAGAGGGCTCTCTCCTACTCTTAGATTTATCTAAAGACCTAGATCTTTCCTTGCAAGGATTGCCGTTTTAAGCCACGGACACGGGCAATAGGAATGGGGTCCGACTATGAGGTGCCCCACTCCCCTTCCTGCCTGCCCATGGACACCCTGGACCAGCCAAGTGCATGGACAATATCGCCGTTACTAAGCCACGGGCGCGGGCTCTAGATCAGAGGAGATCCTTGCTAATAGACAGCCGCTCCTCTACGTCAGCCCGGAAAGCGGGATCAGACGAGTAGAGGGGGTTGGCGATGTCACGGGCAAGCTCAGCGGTGCTGCGGTAAGGCTTGATGCCAGTGTTGGAAGAAGCCCTACCACTGACCATCTGACCCTCAAAGCCCTCAGCTGCCTTGTAGCGATCCTTCAGGGCATTGACGGCAAACTTAATTGCCGAGGCATTACCTGAGTCGGTGATGCTATTGAAGGCATCAACCTCAGAGGCATCGAGGTTCTCAGCCGCCCACTGCACCATCTCCTGATAGCCCTCAGGACCACCAGCAATGGCCATGATCTCATTGGCTTCAGCTTGAGCGAGCTGCTGGGCTTGCTGGTAGCGGCCAGCATTCTGGGTGTAGAAGGCCTCATACTCACGGATGAACTTCTCAGGATCAGCCTTGAGCTGCTCAGCCAAGCTCTTAACAGTGTCTTCGCTAAGACCCTTGCCCTGAGCATATTCATCAGCAGCTTTGGTCAACGTTTCAAACTGCTGCGGAGAGGCCTCTTCCTGGCCCTCAGAGGGGCCTTCATCACCCTCTTCCTGGTCTCCTTGTCCAAGCTTCTTTTGAAGCTCCTCGTAGGCCTTCAGAAGCTCTTCCTGGGATTTGAACTTACCGCCAATGAGCTCGGCGGACTGGTTCTCAGACTCAACTTGGTCATACAGGCGAGCACGATCCTCATCCTGCATCTGTTGAATCTTCTCTCCCTGGGCAAGAGCTTCTGCTTCGGCTGCTTGCTGCTGAGCAGTAGGTGCGTCCGGTTGGGTGTCGAAAGTTACGGTGGCCATTAGTAGGTTTGGGTGGTTACGTTACCGAAAGAGGGGCGAATCTTAGGCTTTTGGCTATAGGTTCCAGCATCACCAGACGGCTTGATAGTCGGTTTGATGCTGTAATCAATATCCTTATCCAGACTGGATTCGACTTCGGTTGGCACCCAAGCTTCACCAGTGTCGACGCCACCTTTGTAAGTGCCATCAGACTGCCGGGCCCGGCTCCGGTTGGGTTGGTTGGATTTGCTGTTGTTGGTTGGCATACTGTTCAACTAATTTTTCACCAATAGGAGACTTAGCAAGCTGACCCATCTGATTCATCAGGCTGGCTTGCATCATGTTCTGCTTCTGATCATTTGTCTCTTTCTCCATCGTGGCGGGATCCTTGATGAGATTGAGAACATCGATACCGCTAGCAGCAGCAAGTCTCTTGAGGAATTCGGTTGGGTTGATGAATTGAGCAAGAGCTTCTGGACCCATACCTTGACCAACGGTCTGCATGAATTCCATCAGAGCCATGCGTTCCTGGCCACGACCAATGCCGTTGAGACCAGCAACCACAGTCGGCATCACCAGTCCCTTGGGAAGGGGAGGCACAGCTTTCTGACGCTGCAGGATATGAAGCTTACGGTTAAGATAGGGACCAAGGAGTTCAGTGGTCAGATTCCCGTAGATGCCACCAAGTTGCTCATTGAGCTCCTGTTGAATGGCAGAGATCTCGGTCGCAGTTGTACGTTCTGACTGACGAGGATTCAGGATCAGGAAAGCATCTGACAAGCGAGTCGTCAGATCACGAATCATCTCCTGAACAGTTCTGAAGTCAGCAGTCTTACCAACCTGAATCACTCCCACATCATCAGGTCGACCCTGAATGATGGCGCCGTTGCTTGCACGGGCAAGGGATTGTGGCTTGGTAGAGGCAGAGGGGGAGACGGTGAAGATCACCTTGGCAGCAGCGGCGCTGCCCTCCACCAGAGCCCGCATGAGGTTCTCAAGGGAGGTGAGGTCGCCAAGGAACTCCTCGACACGCCCACGGCCATAGGGTTCGCCATCAACCACGTTGAAGCGAAGGCCAAGCCAGGGGGTGATGTTCCTAGGGGCATTGCTCTCAGAGCCAGGCAGAACCTTGCCGTCTACTTCCTGGAACCACTTCCACTGTCCGTCCTGGAGCTTGGCCCAGGTATAGACATCAGCTTCTTCCCAGTTGTTAGAGCTCTTTCCAGAACCAACACCGTAACGAGGGCCATCAGCCCCAGGTGCGTTGCTGTCCTGGTCTTGAGTGTCTGGGATTTGCTTCTGGAATTCAGGTGGTAGCAGGGTCCGATGAACAGACTCAACAGTCAGTACTTCAATAAGATTACCGTCGCCATCTCGGTTGACGACATATCGATCCAGTGGATAGACCTTAAGGGCTTTCTTCCCGACAAAGATAAGTACATTGCCAGTGACGACCAGATGCTTCATGGCTTGATGGAGCATCACCCGATCAGAAGATTCCGCAATCTGTTGATGGATAATTCTCTCTAGCTTGGAGAGAGATAGATCGATCTCACTACGAACTTCTGGGGTGAGCTCTGGAAGCTGCATGAGTTCAGCATCAGAGATCTGCAGCTTAAAGAAGCTGGTATTGACTGGGAAGAGTGACAGCATCAACTTGGATGCCAGCACATTTACGCCCTTTGCACCAACACTCTGCCAAGGAATAGGGAGCGAACCCCCATTGGCCTGACCGCTTTCAACGATTAGGTAGGGGAGCGTGAGACGCGCACACTCCCTGGCAGAGTCAAGGTATTGCTGCCTATCCGCTGACAATGTTTGGTAGCGAGATAAGGCTGAATCTTTCATTTTAGGAAGGGATATTCAGATTACCTTTGGCATCGGTCGTGTTGACCGGACTCTTGGCAAGGGCAATCTTCAGGGGGGAAGTACCACCACTTGCTTGCTGAAGCTGACCACGCTTAGAGGTGCGCTTCTGCATCTTGGCGTTCTCCATCGAGCTAGCACTCACAGCAGCAGGAGCGGGCAGCGGAGCTGCAGGCTCAGGCATCGGAGGTGGAGTCGGAGGAGACGGCGGCATTTCCGGGGCCGGCGGGGGAGCCGGGATGGACGGCATAGAGGGAGCACCACCACACATAGCTTTAATCCTCGATAATTGATTTGATAAACTCAACAACGGATCGCTGTCCTGATCGATACATAATCAGGTTCATCGGGTTGTCAGGGTGCGGGTTGATTGGTGGAAAATAGTCTTCGAGTTTCTCCAGCAGTTTCTCCAGATTGGAGTCACCTTCAAATACGTCGGAGACCTCTAGCTGGTCAGCCATAAGCGGGTAGGTCGTTGTTAGACGCCTCAAAGAAGGCCGGGAATCTGGCTCGCTGGGTTTCGACCAGACCAGATGCCTTACCTTTGGAATAAAGAGAGTCGGACTGCATTAACCAGAAGTCCTTATCGAGCCACTTGTTCTCGGACTGACCCAAACCATCCATCACCCAATGCACAGTGGCCTTGCGGAGCTTGTTCAGGTTTGGGGTGCTCTTCAGCCCGAGGTCGTGAGCAACCATGCCGTGGATTGCCACATGAGTCTGCTCATCACGGCTGATGTCAGCAGCAAGAGTCCTCAGGCCCATGTCTCCGTTGAACCGGAAGAACGGAAGCAGTACAAAGAACACGCTCCGCTCCAGGATCGAGGCCTTGAGGATCGGATGCTCAGGCGCCTCTAGCCAAGCCTTGCGGATGGCCTGAGCTTCACGCTCTGCCTTGGGGTTAGTCCCGTGAGCAGCTACCACATACGACAGGCCCAAGTCATGCTTGTCCTCATCCTGTTGGTTAGACAGGAGAGCTTCCATCACACCAGGCTTATCGGGCAGCTCCTTCTCCAATCCCTGCTGCAGAAACTCCTTAACTGGGAGCTCTAGGGTTCTGAGAGCCAGAGCCCTAAACAAAGATTCCTCTGAGCCTTCAACAAAAGACCCTCGCTCAACTTGAACAGGGGTCCATTTACGCTTTCGAGCGATCACATCAAAATAGCTAGACATTACTCTGCACAAGAAACACAAAAGGCATCATCAGATTCAAAAGAGAAGATGTCCTTATAATCATCATCAAGAATGGCCGTGGCATCATCCTTGCGAAGAGTATCAGGCATCACTTGCAAAGCGTAATAAAGAGAGGTCTGGGGAGACTTAAGCCAGTCCTCAATAAATGCCTCGTCATAGGTCACAACATCGGACCAGCTATTAAAGCTGTAGCCATGCAGCAACCCTGTACGATCCAGCATGTACATCAGTCCGTCTGCAACAGACTTGTAGGCATCCCAACCCACTTCCTCAGCGATCTCTACAGGGCCATAGTCGACGGACATCACACCAAGGGTTCCAGAGTCCCGATCAACATGCCGGGCAATGGGAGGGGCAATCTCAGGGGTGGTGACGTAGCCGTCAAGATCGGTGTAGCGGTAACTGCAGGAAGCAGTAGGAGCGATACAGAAAGCCCGTTCCATGTTGTTGGCACGAGCCACCTGGGCTGCAGCTTCAATGGCTTGCTTAAACTCCAGGGCCAAAAGCGAGGCCTTGGTAGCAGCATGTCCGATGTTGCTGTTGACTAGGTGGAGGGCCTCTCCGAACTCTTTGTAGGTGACCCCATAGCGGCGGAGGAGGTTGGCAAGTCCAAGCATTCCGAGACCCACTTGGCGGTCTGTTTCTGGACTGAGATACTCACCGCTAGCGTCGACATTTGTTCGACCATGTAACTCGCACAGCTCGGACATTCCGTGGACAAAAGCACGTTGTATGTCATCGATATTGCAGGCCCCGAGGTTAACGTGCTGCAGGAGACAAGTTCCCCGTGACAGCAGAAAAACTTCGAGGCACACGTTTGCTCGAATGCGATTTCCATTTCTGTCTACCTTGGTTTTTGCAAGCCAGATATCTCCGCTCTTAATCGCTTGAATAAGCGCATCCTTAACTTCTTGAGAAGCAGCATCCCACCAAAATCGATTGATGTTGACGCAACGCTTTACCCAGGGCAGCTCAGCGCGACTTACTGTGATGAACTCAAGGATGTCTTCATGGCACAAATCGAGATGCAACACACACGCACCGTTGCGGAATGTGCCGCCCCTACGCAACACTTCATTGAGCATTGAGTAGATCCTGCCAAAGCTGACTGGGCCTGAGGCAATGAGCTTGTCCTTGCCTTTTTGAGTCTCTGTTCCCTTTGGTCGAAGCTTCGAGAGATGAACAGCCACACCAGCTCCATAGCGGAGTGCGTGGGAAACAAAGCGCCAGGATGCTTCAATTCCATTGGGGCCTTCCATCTCATCTTCCACCACAAAGATGGTACAGCTAACGGGGAGGCGACTTTCTGGGTTGTCAATCCAGGACTGGACTCTGCCCGTTCGGGCGATCTTTGAAGTGGACATTACTTAAATCAGGTCGGTGAGGTAAGGAGGTTCATAATTAGGGCCTTTGAGGACCTTGCCGTCCTCGCGCTTTAAAGGCTTTCCATCGACAAGCTTGGACATGTTGCTCCGATGTACTCTTGCCAGAGCCTCGTCGAGCTCCCAGCCGGCAGCAGCCGCAAACTGGAAGCAAACGTACACAAGGTCCGCAAGCTCTTTAAGGGCAGCCTCTCTAGCCCTAAAATTCGAAAGGTCATTGAGACAATCGTCATATGCGTGGAAGAACTCGTGAGTTTCTTCTGCAATGAGATCAGATTGAACATCAAGTATTGATGGAGAGAAACAGGCAGTCGGTTGGTCCATAGCCACCCTGAATTGGAGGGCTTGGCCAAGCAGATCGGGTGCGCTCATTGGATAGCCTCCAGCTCGGTGGCGATGACGATGAGATGCGTGCGGATGGCGTGATGCGCGGCAAACACTCCTACGTCTGCGTCGGTATCTCCTAGCGGCTTGTCCATCCGCATCTGATCCGCAGCAGCGCGAAGGGCAGCGGCTACACCAGACCTAAAGCGTTGGTGAGTGGCATCAGACCACGCATTAGTTGCGGAAGCATTAGCGGCATCCAGGACTGCCTGCGCGGTGGGGGAGAGGTCAGTCATCATCGATTGCGGGATTTAGAAACAAGCTGGATCTTCTTCTCTAGGTATGCCTTTGCCTTGAGAAGATCATCGATCTCTTCCTCGTGTGGCTTGAAGCCTGCACGAGACAAGTACTTCACGACATTGCCTGAAAAGTAGTCGAGCTGTTGATCAGCGATGAAATCCCAGACTTCAATGACGCCACGGGCGTAATGGTCTGGAGAGTATTTACTCATGGGTAACGAGACCAGGGTGGTGGGTTATGCGGTTCAAGCTCGTCCTCGATCTTTTGAAGGAAAGATGCCATCCAAGGCTTCCAGACTTCTGGTTGCCTTGAGTACATCTTTTTAGATAGAAGTGTCCCCCTTATCAGGAGTAGCTCTTGCAGTGTCAATCTCATTCCAGTGCTTCACTAGATTGGTGATTGTGTTGGAGAACATAAAGTTCTGACGTTGAAGTGAGAGGCACAAGCTCGCCAGATCAGCCTTAGATGCATTCTCAGAAGCATCAGCTAATTTGCGGAGTTGAAACTGCTGTTCAACAGTCAGCTCTAGGACTGGGTAAGGAATCATGGTGTGTAAAGGATGGGCTTCTGTGACTTCGAGTCCCAATCATTTGCCTGAAGGATTCGTGCAAGACGTAGATTCTTAAGTGCATCTTCTTCTGTCTGCTGAGCCTGTTTATAGGCTTTGACAACAGCTGGCCAATAGTCTTCATCCTTTACGGATTGAAGAATGGCATGTGCCTTCTTAGGACCAACACCAGGACACCCGGCAAATCCATCGGTCTGGTCGCCTGTCAGGCACTGTTCAAACAGTTTCCTTCGAGCCGCTTCGGGGCTCTGGGTAAACTCCTGTTTGAGGTTAAAGATGCGACAGGGAATCTGTTCTAGATCCTTATCGGGACTGACTAAAACAAAGTCTGTAAGAAGCCCATTGGTGGCCATGATTCCGCAGACATCATCTGCTTCCAGGCCAGGCTTCATAATCGAGTTGAAAGATTCAAGGCCCCAGTTCTTTAGGCGAAGATAACCACAAGGTTTTCGCTTGGTGCGATTGCCCTTGTAGGTGGGCTCGATCTGCTTTCGGAAGTTCTCTCGATCAGTAAACGTCAACAGCAGCTTGTCGGTGTCGAACCGTTCTTGCAACTTGTTGAGTTCGCCATTGACGATCTTCTTTGCTTCGGTGAAATTACCGACGATGACCGTCAACTCCTCGTTGTAATCACATTCCTCTTCAACGGCAGAAGCCGCTCGATAGAAGAAGTAATCAGCATCGATTAGAAGCGTTGTCACTTGGTTTAGTGCTATTGAGTAGATACAGCAAAGCCTTCGAGAGGATCACGGGATCGTCATGCAGGAGGCCGACTCCTGAATTGCAGGATTTGCATATGTAGCCACGGAACGACTCTTCGTTGTGGCAGTGATCGAGTACCCAGTTCTGAGTATGTACCCCACATATGGGGCAATCACCAGGCGGCGGCACTGGATATCGTGTTTTTAGGTTGGTGCGGATGTGGTGCTGCATCCGGTGGCAGGCCTTGCACCTGTTGCGCGTAGCTCGATGGCGGCCATCGGCTTTGACGAACTCATGCTCGGGCTTCCACTGCCCACAGTGCTTGCACTGCTTAGTGGCAGTCTGCCCAGGACCGTCCGATCTTGTATTCGGAATCCAGTCTGCACCTAAAAGAGAGAGTTGACTCAACGTCTTTCATAGCAGCTGTAATAAGAAACGCAGCTTGCTCTGCTTGCTCAGGAGCAACAGAGATCTGCATCTCGTCATGCACAAAGGCCAGTGGCCAATAGCAGATGCCTGCTTCCTTGAGTAGTTCGTTGGCACGAATCACCCAGTTCTTGCAGATGATGGCTCCAGCTGATTGCAACAGGTAATTCAAAGCAGCATGCTTCTTACCCTGCAGTCGAATGGGACGACCATCGAGAGCCGTGAGCACGTCAGATTCAGCCCGTTGAGAGACTGCTTCAGAGAGCTGAGCAAAGCCTTTGAGTCCTGTCATGACGCGCTGGCGGATCTCCTTGCCTTTGGCAACCGCCCTGTCTTTGCTGGCTCCAGCCGTGAGGCCTAGCTTGAGGTTTCCCCCACCGTAGATCAAACAGTAAGTGCAGGATTTGCCTGTCTTTCTATCTGTTCCGTAGATTTCAGCTAGGGCCGTGTGGATGTCTCCGTCAACCACTTCCTCACCAAACTGTGGATTCCAGCGATGGAGGTAATGGGCAAGGCAACGAAGCTCCAGGCCAGAAGCATCAGCGCCAACTTGCAGGCGATCAGTCCCTGCATAGAAGAGTTCGCGGTAGTCATGCTCTGATGGAACTTGGGCAAGGTTGGGATGCATGTGGGCCATGCGGCCCGTGTTGGTGTTCAGGATGCAGCTGTGATGGATGCGTCCATCTGATGCAACCTTCTTCAACCAGGCGTTCTGCCCTTCGTTGATCTGGCCCAGATGCTTTTGCAGCGTCAAGATCCGAGCAAACTTCTTGGATTCGAGCGTGTCGAGTTCCAGTAGAATGTTTTCGTCAATCTTGGCTAGGCCAGTCTCCGTCCGCTCAATCGGCTCCCAACCCCGAAAGGTTTGAAAGGCCCAGGCGATGTGTTGACGGCTGGTGGGATTGAACTCCCGTAGACGGGTCAAGGGAGATCCTTTGACGTAGCCCCGGCTGCTGTTGTTGACTGCAGGTGTGAACGTTCCACCATCCACATAGTGGAAGGTGTCTCGCATCTCATCAGAGAGTTGCTCCAATTCACTTTGCAGTTTCCACGTCAACATCTCGGCTTTCTTGATGTCGAATGGAAAGCCTTCCCGCTCCTGCCAAGACATCAGCCGAGCGATTTGGTGTTCAGTCTCGATGCAGCGTGCGTATTGCTCCAACTTAGGTTGAAACAACTTACACAATGCCACTGAGACTTCCACGTCCTTGGCGCAATACTCCAGCATTTCTGGGGTATAGGTTGACCAATCCCCCTTGAGCTGCTTGCCGTACTCACTCTTGAGAACCCCGAGGCGGTAGCCCCAAGCTTCCAAGCTGTGACGGCCATACAGCTGACCAGGCATGTTGGCTGGTTTCTTGCGAAGATCCCGGTTCAACATGTCCATGAAGAACAGGCGAGAGAGGATCAACGTGTCGTACACCTTCCCCTGAGGCTCAAAGAAAGGGAAGACTTCCTTGATGGCCTCAAAGTCATAGCCGATGATGTTGTGGCCCCACAGTTCATCAGCCTCGACCAGGATGTTGATCCCAGTCGTCACTGATTCGTGGTTGCCACTGTCGTCGTAGCGGTTGACCTCACCTGTATCGAGGTCTTGCGTAACCACACAATGCACAACTGACAGCCCCCGCAGCAGGCCATCAGTCTCCACATCAAATGCCAGTCTCATTGGTTGGCAATGACATCGAGGGCTTGGTTCCACCAGTCTTTGGTGAGGGAGGAACTCCCCACCTTCCGGGAGAGTTCATGGCTCTCTTTGTCCATGATCAAAACCGTGGGGTACATCTTCAATTCATAGGCAGCCACCAAAGCGGGGGCGTTTTCCTTTTGAATGACGGACACGTATTGACCGTACTCAGGATTGAGCTCCAGAACCTGATCCAAGGCTTCAGTAGCCTTTTCACAGGGACCACAGCCGTCCTTTTTAAAGAAGACCAGACGGGATGGTTTAGAAGTCGTCATAGCCAGTGGGTGTTGCGGTTAGGGCTTGGGTGGATTCAGTCAGACGACCTGTCTTGAGGTCGTACACCAACGTTCCAGCTGGACCGGTTTGTCCGTTGAACCTGTTCTTGAGCACCTTCATCTCACTGAAGCAATCGCCTGAGGAGATGTTGCGTAGGACGCAGACGACGATGTCGGATAGTTGCGCGATGGAGTGGGAGCCCCTGAGGTGTCCCAATGACACATCAGCTCCGTCTTCATGCGCTTTGTCGTTGGTGGTGCGCCGGAGATGACTGATCAACACCATGCCGATCCTTGTCTCTTCAACAAAAGATCGCAACTTGGTCATCGTCAAATCCAGCATCCGACGCTCATCGTTTGATGCATTACCGGAGAGCAGAATCGATAGGTGATCCAAGATGATCCATTGCACTCCCTTGGCTTTCACCATGAAGCGAATGTCATTCAAAATCACATCAGGATCTACGCTGCCGAACCCGTCCCGTAGAAAAACGCGACCAGATCCAACAGAATGATCAAAAGCACTGCGGAGATCAGATGGCTCGATTTCATTGGATAAATGAAGTGGTTTGTTGGCTTTAACAGTCATCAAACGCAGGGCGGTGCGCTGGATGGATTCTTCAAGGGCGATGTAGCCCACACTGAAACCTTGATCGACCAATGACATGGCGATCTCACCGCATAGGGTGCTCTTCCCCGCGCCAGAACCGGCGGTGATTGTCACCAGTTCGCCCAGCCTCAACCCCGATGTGAGTTGGTTTAACCCTGCAAAGGGGTAGTCAGCATCTTTGCCATGCAAAGGAGCACTGACCAGCTCGAACAGGTCCTTGCCATCAATGATGGCTTGGGGCATGTAGGGCTTGCGGTTGAAGTAGGCCTGCCGAATGGCATCACCGCCACCGCCCACCAGGGCCTCGGAGGCATCCTTGTAGGGACCAAGGGTGGCAATGAACACGCGATCCGCTGGGAACAGCGCCGCACATTCACTGGTGGCCTTTTGCCCGGCTTCATCCTGGTCAAGCATGAGCACGAGCTCGTCGAAGTTCAGCAGCCAGGGCAGCTGATGCTTCAGATCTTTGGCGGCTCCATGGGCCCCGTTGGGAACGGAGACCACCGGCCAGTTGGGCCTGGCCTGCCAGACGCTGAGTGCGTCGAGCTCGCCTTCGGTGATGACCAGGGTCTTGCCGGAGCCGAACAGTTGTTGACCGAACAGCTGGTGGTCAGGATTGCTGCCCACCCACTTGAAGGTCTTGTCACGCCCGCGCTCCTTGTAGCCGATCAGGCACTTGTTGCTGTCGTAGTAGGGAAAGCGAACGGCCTGGCCTGGATCGATGCGGACATTGAATTGTCGGCAGGTCTCCTCGCTCAGGCGGCGGTTTTTAATCGGCCCAAATTCACCGTCGTAATTCACGAGACGTTGCGGCTTGTTAGCAGAAAGGATCTGCCCATCCCCGCGCTGGTAGTAGCCACAGGCAAAGCAGTAGGCACCGCCGTCGCTGTAGCGGGCTAACGCATCGGAGGATGGACAGTTGGGACAGGGCTCATGCCGAACGAATTCCGCCCCCTCAGAGGAGGAAGTCATCGGCGATCTCGATGTAGTCGCGCATCACGTCGATGATGTGAGCGAAGGGATAGCCCTCGTGCTCAAACTGTTCGACCAACGCATCGATGCGCGTGAACAGCAGATCCTTGGTGGTGTCTTCGTTCATCACTGCAGCTCCTTGGCCAGGGCGTTGAGTTCAACCGCAAAGGCCTCGTATTGGCAGGCCGCCTTGTCGTGGTAGTCCAGCCAGCTCTTGAGGGCATCGAGCAGGCCCGCCAGCACATTGGCGCGGCTGTTGTCGCCCTCGCCGATGTCCGCCAGCAGATCGCTGAAGTGCTCGCTGTAGTACTCAACGCTGCCGTATTCAGGCCCGTTGGTACGGACGTAGGGGGTGGTAATGACGGTCATTGCAACCAGTTGGGTGGAATGTGGGGAAAAATGCACCAGGGAAACCCGTGCCTGTCGCACCAGTCGCCGTAGGTGGATTTGCTTGTTTTTGTTAAAGTGTTATTACGCTGGAATATGAAACGTATATCTAAGTGCGGATGTTGAGCCTTGACAGCCAACATCTTCCTCCGATCTGAGGGCTTAAAGAATCCCTTGCATTCGAGAATGATGTCGTTCTTGAGGAAGAAATCGGGCGTGTATTTTGACTCAGTTACATACGCAAACTTCTGCGCCTCATAGAGATAAGGCACATTTACTTGATCAAAGTATTTAGAAACACGCTCCTCCAGGCCGGAGCGAAGCTGCATCAGAAGTCGTAGTCGCTGCTATCGGTTTGGGTGGTGGGCTGGGCTTCACGCACCTGAGGCGCGGAAGCTTTGTAGCCATCAATGGCCGGAGCCGAGGCGAACAGGGCCGCCACATCAGAGCCCTCCAAGCTGCCGGAGTCGACCACGTCGCTGGTGTTGAGCTCGATCACCTGAACCCCCAAGACCACCAACTTGGTGCCGAGGGAGGGTTTGGTGTAGGGGCTCTGCTGCATGATCACCCGCACCTTGCTGCCTTTGCGGATCGCCCGCAGCACGTCCTTCTCCAGAACGGTGCCCTCGGTGTCGACAAAGACCACCGCCGGGCGGTTGGTCTCACCGAGATAGGAGTACTTGACCAGACCCTCCTCATCCCATTTGGGGTTGTTGATGTTGACCCGTGAGGGGTTGGGGATCTTGGATTTGGCCCACTCCAGCAGCTCCTTGCGGTCCTGCTCCACTTGGGCCAGGGTGTCGCTGGGGATCTGGAACGAGAAGGTGCAGTTGTTCCATTGCCCGCCGGGCTCATCAACCTTGATGAAACCGGTGAGGGTGGTGTTGAAGATGTAGCGGTTTGCCATGGGTGAAGTGGTGGTGGATTAACGGCCTTGGCCGCGATAGGCCTTGTGTCCCCGCTTGGGGAGGGAATTGCGTCCGGCGCCCTGGTGCGTGGTCTTGGGAGGACCGGGGGTCCAGACCACCTTGGGAACCGATTTGGTCTTAGTGGTTGTCGTCTTCTTCTTCATCGAATGGCGACTTGAAACTCGAGGGATTGGGGTATTTGGTGGGCAGGTTGTTGAGCTTTTCTTCCAGCTCTTCGATGGCTTGAAGCAAGTCTTTGCTGCTGCAAAAACCGGCGGCAAGATTCTTCATAGGTCGAAGATTCGGTGCTGTTCGAGCCAGGCTTCGTACTCGTCATCGGGCATTTCCGTTGACAACGGATCGCCAAATGCGAGGAAGTGGCTATAGCTCTCTGGGTCGAGCTCCTCGATCTGCTCCTGCGTTAGATCCGGTGGGTACATCTTTGGTTTAGTGAGAGTGATGAAAACCCAATGAAAAAGGGGCTTCTCAGCCCCTTCTCGCTCTTGGATTTGACTAGTGGGATCAGCTCTCTCTGGAACCTGAAACTAGCGCGTCTACCAATTCCGCCACATCCGCATTGGGATCTCGGGCAGGCCCGAGCGGCTCACGGACAGTAGCAGAGCGGCAAAACGGCCCGTTTTGACGGACCGTTAGTCGCGCTAGAAGGGGGCTCAGAGGGAACTAATCGCGCTGCGACAGGCCCGATCTGTGGGCTTCATGTAATGCAATGAAGTCTCCACGTCGGCGTGGCCCATCAGTTCCATGATCGTGCGGGGGGCCGAGGTCTCCCCCAGCCAGGTCCCGAACGAGTGACGCAGGGAGTGCCAGACGTAGTCCTCCCCAAACCCACAGTATTTACGAACCTTTACGAACGCTCGGTAGAGCTGGTCTTTGTTAGTCCAGTCGTCTCGAAACAAGTACGTCTGTCCTAAGCGGTTCTGCAAAACCCCGTGGATCTTGTCGTTGATCGGGATGGCCCGCACGTTGCGGCCCTTGGTCTCGCGCCCAGGTTTGCCCCCGACCCACAGCACGTTGGCCGAAAAGTCGAGGTCTTCTGATTTGAGCTTGAGCAGCTCCCCTTGGCGCACCCCGGTGTAGGCGCTGACGATCAGGGCATCGGCCAGGTCGGCCCGGTCGAACACATCGACCGAGACAAAGACCATCCGGGCCACCTCCTCCTTGGTGAAGTAGGTCATCCGGCATTGGCCCTCCTTGAGGCGGGCAACCCTTGGCCAAGTGACATTGTGTTCCTCGGCCTCCCGAGTCCAGTTGATCGCCGTTGATCCGACCGAGATAATCCGGTTGATCGTGGCGTTGGACAGGTATTTGCCCTGCAGCTCGGCGATGAACTCATGCCAGAAGCTGACCTTGGCCATTCTGGCGAGTGGCATTGAGCGACCACCGTATTGGGTGATGTGGGCCGCATTGATGGCATTGGTCTTGGCCGAAGCCAGCCGCTTCCACTTGGTGTTCCAGGTGTAGTCGAAGGCTTGGCCCCAGGTGTAGGTGCTCATGTGTCGTCTCCAGCGGTGATGAAGTCACGAGCTTGGGCTTCAAAGGAAGCAATGCTCATGGACATGTGCTGTTCAATGAGGTTGGTGAACTGTTGGCCTTTGGGGGTGAGAAACAATCGCCACTTCTTGTAGTCCGCTGCGTCCCGCTCACGGCGGACAAGTTTGAGACCTTGCCGGTGTTCGAGACGGTGATGGCTGCCCAGCCAGCTGATGTTCCGACTGACGGCCGAAGCCGACAGCTTGGTGAACGCCACCACCTCCTCCTGCAGGCAGCCATCGTGGCTGGCGACATAGAAGAAGCAGCTGGCGAGCTGCAGGGGGAATTCCTTTTCGCCCGTTGAGCGAAGGATTTCCATGATCAGGTAGCAGCGATAACAGGCCTCTGAGGTCAGTTTCAAGGGCTCGTCTGGGGCTGATACCCGGAGCATAGCCGCCGGTTTGAAGGGGGGAGGTTTGCAAGCTAAAGCCATGATTAACCTGAGACACAACCTAAGACTAGTTGCCTTAGTGGGAGCGCGTCAAGGGCGGAGAACCGCCAAAGTCGACCTCCCAGGCCCAACACTCTTCCAGGTAGTCCCCAACCTTGGCCAGGGCTAGCGCCTTTTCGCGCTGGTCATGCTGCACGTAGCTGTGGATCCGCTCCACCAGCGTCATGTTGTCGCTCTCTTTGAACATGATGCGGCTTGTTAGGTTGGCTAAGTGTCATTAACAGAAGAAATAAATGCTGCTTCTGCATTTCTCTAGCTCAAGGTCACCGATGATCATGCCCTCGGGTATTTCCGCTTGCATGACTTGGGCGAGATTGAGCAGGGGCTTGGTTTCGTACATCTTGACGAACTCATCTCGGATCACCGTTGACATGTAGTCCATGTCTGTAGCGGTAGTCAAGATCGAGTCGTGGATCAACATGAACGGCTGGTCGTAACCAGCAAAGCTGTTGTGAAGCAGGGCAGCATCGGCGCTGTGAATAAAGTTTGGAGCTGTTGCATGGCAGTGCTTGCTGATGTCGGTGTCCCCGTAACCAGAGCCCACACTGCTAGAGACAACATCCCCTAAAAGCTGAGTGCGAACCTTCACGATGTTGAGCTTGCGCTTGTCCTGACGGACAGGAAAGCCAGACGGTGAGATCCAGATCAACTCCTCATTGCCTTGGAGAATGAACTCCTTGACGCTGGCCTTGATCCACTCCATCACTGCAATGGGGCCAGGGATCACCGCCGCCAACGCGAGCAGCATCGTCTTGGTGAAGATCGACAGCTCCTCAGCGGTGGGCTTGCGGTTGCGCCCGCTCTCCCGCTCGTGATCGAGGATCGCCTTGCGGATGTAACCCCGGTTGGAATGCGGAGTCGCCGCATAACACACCGTCATGGTCACCCGCTTGGTCAGCGGGCGTCCCACCTCTCGGGCCCATTGCGCCAGCTCAGGGTGATCCCCTTCCAGCAGTTCAATGGTCTTATCCAACACCGCCCGATAGGCATCGGCTGGTGTGGGTGTGGGTGAAACGTTGACCATGGCCCCGGACTTGGCATCCAAGGTCATCGCAGCAAGATGCTGCAATCCGCTGCAAGTTGCATCAGTGGCAACCGGCAGGTTGGTGGTGCTCTTGGTGCCGGTGATCACGCAGGCGTGATACTCAGCGCAAGCGGCCAATCCAGACCACGGGCTATCAAACCCCTCCAGCTCAGCCAGGTGGCTCTCTGGTTCGGTGGCGATGGCCGTGATCAGATCGTGATGAGCCTGGGTCCAGGCCACCCGCTCCTCAAGACTGAGCTTGTCCTTGCCCGCCGTGTTGGCCAGGTGGACAGCCAGCCAGAACTTGGTGCGCTCGGTCACCGGTCTGTCCTTGGCAAAGAGGTAGAGGCTCTTCTCCATGTCCGTCCCCTGCGGAGACATCCATGTCACCAGTGGGTAGACACGCCCCCGGTAGTCGAACGACCAGGGGATGTAGAAGACCGGCTCGGTGCTGAACCTATCGGCTACCGCCAGCGTCTCAAGGGTGCGGAAACGTCGACCTGTGAGGGAGGCGTTCCTGTTTTCTTGATCGGCTCGCAGCTTGCGCCACTCGAAGATCTTCTCTTTGTCCTCGGTGTCGGGCTTGGGAATCGGAGGCTCATTGCTCTGCAGAACAAAGGTTCCGAGCGTCCTCTCCATCCGTTCGAGATGCTTCATCATCCCGTGGGTAACGGGGTTGACCTTGTACGCCACGTTCTGCAGCGTGTTGAGCATGTCAAGCGGGGTATTCCCCAGCGTAAGTGGACACCTTTGCCCACGCACCAGTGAGAAGCACGTCCGCAGCTCGTTGGTCAGGTACCCACCCCGTTGATCCTGAGACCAGGGAGCAGGCTCACACACCATCGGCCAAGCAAGCGGGGCCTGCAGTTCGGCCAGGTGCATGATCACGCCGCGCAGGTCTTTGAGCTCAGGGCTCATCACCACGAGACGTAGGGCGTTCTTCTTGCCCTTGAGGTTGCTGACCTTGAACTCGAACCACTTCACCGTGGAGGCGATGCAGTCCAGCAGGAAGGCTCCGATCTGGTGGCGTTTGGGTTGAGACCATTGGTCCCACTTGAAACCACGTCGGTTCATCAGCACCTTGGCCACCGTCTCCTTTTGATGGGTGCCGGTGGTGGGCAGGAAGTACTTGCTGCGGATCGCGGCAAATTCCTTGGGTGCGGTCTTCTCGTACCAACGGAACCGGGCCTCGGCTTCGATGGCCTTGCCAATGGACACGCACACGTTGGTGTACACGTTCTTGTGGGCACCGTGCTCGTCCTTCCCCCGAGCAATCAAGTCGAGGGCTTTCTTGGCAGCAATGGCCGCCATCACCTCAGGCTCGATGCATTGCATCACCTCATACAGGTGGGCTCCCCCCATGTAGGCCTTGCCTTTGGTCAGGCGGTCTTGCTTCTGATGGATCCGCTCGGCAATGGCAGTCACCTGCTGGTTGACCAGCTTGCGACCCCACACCGTGCCTGATCCGTACTCGCGGTCTTCATCGCGGGCCGTCCGATGACGCAGCCGTTCCGCCCCCTGCTTGGCAGCAAGGGCTTCGAGCTCCCATTGACGCGCCCACGAACTCAGGTGTTCGGGACTCATTGTGTTTAGTGGGAGTGGTTACCAGTCAAAATCAGTCGATTCCTTCAGCACCCAAACGATGCAGTCAGGATTGTCGTGAATGGCCTGAACCATCTCCATAGCTTGGAGCTTGGCATGCATTTTGTTGTATGCATAGCAGCAAAACTCGTAGCCATCACTATTCCGATCTAAGTATCGGACCGTGTATGGATGCAAAATATCCATGTGCAGCTCGGAGGCGGGTAGGTCGGTTAAGCGGGTTGCGGTGTTCATGGTTAGTCCTCCAACTTTATGGTAGGTCAAAGACGGCTGCAGTACAACTGTACTAGATCTTCACAAGGGAGGTCTAGCAGGCCGTAAAACAGGGATTCCCAGTGCTCTGGGGATTCAGCGTCGAGTTGAGCCAGCTCTGTTGCCATGGCTACCGGGCTGAGCTCAGGTTCTTCCTGCCAAGAAGCAGGCCACAGCCACCCGTGAGCTGGGCTGATATGCACATCTTGCATAGTCAGTACTGCACCCCCTGGCCGTTGAAGTCTTGGAGGCATTGCTTGAAGACAGCTGCAGCCTGTTTCCGGGTGAGCACACCATCACCCACCGATTCCACCAGTCTTGGTGCAATGGCGAGGCAGATAGCAGGCATACCTGCTTTAGGTGGCTCTGGGATTGATGCCGGGGCTGCAGCATGGAGTGTGGCTGCGGTGAGAATTGCGAGCATGGCTGGCGGTTGAGGCT